GTTCCAGTATTACTATACTTGGAAACGTTTATATTTAGTTTAGGTTTTTCAACCTTAGCGTTTGGAGCGTATAAATGTCTATTGTTTGCCATAATAGCTAAACCAGAACTTATTGATGCATCAAACCTTGTTCTTTTATTTATATCAAACTTCGCCCAATCATTTAGTAGTTCATTAAAATATAAATCACCGAATGTCCCATCTTGTTTCATTCCTACATGGTCTTGAATATACATTTCAATCGCAGCTGCGTGTGCTTGTTTAATATCTTCACTAGAGTTAGGTATTCCACCTATTTCTTTTTCTGTAGTTGATAATTTATTCCAAACTTTGTCAGGTCGGTTTATACTAAAACCTCTATATCCTCTACGTTTAAAATAATATAATAGTCTTGGCTTATTATTTTCTGCAAGTATTGGCATACCGTAAAATATGCAAGCCATTAATACATCTTCAAAAAATGTTTCTGCGGTTTGTGGTCTTGATATATATTCTAAAAAGAAATGATTAGGTGGAACATCTTCCATACTAAATTTAGTAAGACCGTGAAGAGATCCATTAGAACCTTTACCATCAACCGTACCTGATATATCATAGCTATCACAACCAAAAGCCCCAACGTGTTCATTACCAGGATACTTCTTGCCATTCTTTATGATTACACTATTTTGAAGATTTTTAGGTGGTACCCAAGATATTAAAAATCTACCGTCTTTATTAGGGTAAAATATTACTTGAGTATCTTTAACTCCATTGCGCCATTGAAAGCTTCCTTTAGTTACAGCAGCTGTATTGCTAACTTCTTCGTTGTAATCAACCTGTTCGTATATCTTTACTAAGTTAAATAAAGATTGTTTTGTTTCATCTCTGAAAGCATGTTTCTCAGTTCTTGGAAACTGTCTGTAAAATTCGTTTAATCCGTCTTGGTCTCCTTTAAGTCCTTCGACTTCGTTTTCCCAGTGTTCGACAACTCCAAGGTCAATTGCTTCTCCATCGATTCCAGTGACTTCAGTTTTTGGCGTATCGAAGACAGGTAGTCCATAAGTATCAATGTATCCTTCGTAGGACCATTCCATAGGGATGAATAAACTATAGAGTCCCGAGCTTGTTTGACCATTCTTATTTCTTCTCGTAACGCTTGAATCATAATATAATTTCTTAAAATTGTTTCCTCCTTTATCTAAAGCATTTGATGTTGATCCCATCATACACTTACCAATAATTCTACTACCTAGTCTTAATGTAGTTTTTGTAACTCTCCAGTTGTTTAATATGTTGTCTGGACGTTCCCATTTACCGCTTTCATCATGAGCTAATATCTTTAGCTTTTCACCATCATAAGAGTTGTCACCTGTGTTCTTCCAATCAATAGTTGTATCAAGACCTACTATATCTGATAACTTAACATTATCATCAAGTTTTCTTCTAGTTAGTTTAGAAGCTGGTACCCTGTAGGCGAGCTCTGTTTTAGGACGATCCATACCATCTTGGATCGGCTTGAAGAAAAACGGATAGTTAAGAGATATGGGTACGACTTTATCCGTAAACATCTTCTTGGCATCAGACCCAGTTTTTGATAAGATCCCAAATCTTGAATCTGACGACATTGTGGCGGCGTTAACGAGCTCAGCTGAAGCCATGAACGAAAACCCAGATCGTCTGTTTTTAAGATAGCACATCCCATAACATCTGCTATCAGCTTTACATGCTTCCCAGAAGTAGAAAAATAACTTATTCGATTCCCTGTAGTCGGCAGCACCCACGTCGATTTTTGACCATTGCAAATACATGTAGTGAGTCCCAGTGATATAATTAGGAATACCTTTGTTATAATAAAAGTAACCTTTCTCACGACGTTCAAATTCTTTATCGATATAGTCATACCATTTTTCTTTAAAATCTGTAGGATACTCTTCCCAGTCAAAGACACTTTTTATTTTAGCTAGTTCTTTTGGGTATTCTTGTCTCTCCCAGTATTGTTCCTTTTTATCTTCGCTTCGTTTAAAGCATTCAGAGACTGCTGGTATAGCAATCTTGAGATCTTGTATTTCGTAGATGTCTCCAATAGTTCCGTCTCTACTGATTATAACTAAATCATATTCTTTATTATATCCATACTCCCATTTTTTATACCTATTGTTTTTTTTAAGTATCTTAGGGTTGATATAATCTTTTAATACTTTATATAATGTTTGCTCGTACATCACTTACTTCTCCCTTCTGCAAAACCTTTAAAAGCTTTTTCTTCTTTCTTTGCTTCTTTAGGTTTATCCTCTAACATATCCTTTTCATTCTCGATGCGAGTTAATATTTCAAATGCATCGAAAATAGCTAATTTCTTTGTTGCTGCTGCGTTCTTTAATCTATCTGCTGATATATCATCTTCTGAGTCTACAATAGGTTCTCTGGCTATCTTAATTAACTCTTCAACTGCTCTGTGCCCAGCTTGGATTATATTTAACTTTGTCTCCTTTATCGTCATGTGTTAAGGCTATATCATTTGATTTCATACAATACAAACGTTCATCACCGACTACAAACTCAAATTCAGAGTTGGGTGTAAACGTTATTAAGGTTCCAGGAGTGATTCCTAGCGCTTCTAAAGACTTATTGCTGTATTTTATTATACCAAGAAGTGGAACTTCTTTAAGTGTACTAAACTGATCTATAGAAGCAACTGGATGTACAAAGCAATAGTTTAAGTTGCATATCCAATTATCGTTTCGGTTATAAAGGTATATTTGTTCTATATCACAAAAGAATAAATCATCTTTAAAAAATGATGCAGAGTTCTTCTCTCTACCTTTCATGTCGTAGAATCTACGAAATACGTTATGGTGAATAATTACTTCATCACCTACTTTAATCTCTGTTTTGTAAGCTTTTGGAACAGCTATAACAATTGCTTTTTTACTAACACTTTGAAATGTTTCTATTCTAGTATTAGTTACAAGGCTTTTGTCACCTACCTTTTTTTCATTATCGTAACGTTCACCTTTAGGTTGTACAATAAATCTGTATAAGCTTTCCATTAGTACTGAAGATCATACTCAACTGATATCGCCATGTTAGAGTTAAACTTTTTCCAAGGCAATACTTCGTCTTCTTTAGTTATAAATATATTGTAAGAATTATCTTTTTCTTCAAACAGTATATTAGAAATACTATGCCCGCCGTAGACCGATTGGCCTACAGCATAATGCATAGCTTCATTTTTATAATCTGCTCCAATACTTATTTTACGAATAATATTAGACATCAGCTAATTCTTCTTCCTTGATTTCAGTGTATGTGCCGTCTTCTAAATTAATATTTACTGCACCGTATTCTTCTTCAAGTTGTTTTTTAAAATCTTCAATGCCTTCATTTACTCCTGCTAGTTCATGAAGTAATCCATGTTTATTAGCTTCTAAGTAACCTACTTCATTTAATATTTTATTAACTGCTGCTTGTTGTTCTTGTATCTTCTTTAATTGTTCTTCTTTAATCTTCATTTAATTTAATTTAATTTTTGTTTAATTTACTCAGTTGGTGGATTTGGATCCGACCAAGCTGGAGTAGCCATCAGTGCTAGCGCTTCTTCGTGGTTCAATGTCTCAACAGGTGTTAAAGAACCATTAGTGATAAAACTAGGTTCAACTTGATAAGACAGTAAACCTTGAGTATTAGCTAAGTTTCTTCTCATTGTTTGAGCCGAAGACTGATTTACTTGACTGAACAAAACAGCGTTTGAATCAGACAAATTTATTACTGCATAAGTTGTTGCCATTGTTTAATTGTTATTTGTTAATTACTTGTTATTTATATATTTACTTGTTTAATTTCTTTTTTACGCTGGTACGTCTTCAACTCTATCTGCTGAGTTCATATTTACTGAAAAAGCATTTTTAGATGAGTTAGGTGCATTACCTTGTAAGTTCTCTGGTATATTCATGCTTGTAGCTATTCCATTTGCTGTAGAACCCGGTCCATCACCTACTAGTTCTGATCCACCCATACCACTACTAGTACCATTATTACCGCCACTACCTAAATCTGGACATATCCAATCGTTTCCATTAAAATAACTATCACTTGCTAAACTCCACCAAGATACTGGAGACAAACTAGAAACACTGTTTGGAACACCAGCATTATAAATAGTTAGTACTTGATCTTGAGTTAAAGTTGAATTATAAATTGAACAATTTGAAAGAGAGCCAGCAAATTCAAATATTTTCTCACCTCCTGAAGCACCACCTGAAGCCGCGATTGTGTTAACAACTGTTGCTACTGTTGTGCCTGAAGAAAATGTTTTAGTACCATCATAATCTACGCTGTTTACATATAAATTAGCATCTGCTCCACTTCTAATTATTATAATATTTATCCAAGTATCAGTAGTATTAATTATTGATTGAGTGGTAGCATTATCAAACTCAACATAATTTATATCTTCATTAGCATATCTAATTTTTCCAGTTGATTGTATTTGAATTGTATAATTATTCCAACTACCACCACTTCCTGAACCTAATAATGTATGTGTACCTGTTGCAGATCTCTTAAACCAAATAGATGTAGTGTTATTAAGACCTAAATCAGTATTAGTAATATCAATATATTGGTCTGTCCCATCAAATTCCATACTATAACTACTATACGGAATACTACGAGTTAAATCAGAG